GCAAAAAAATGCGAGACAAAATAACCGAACAGCTCAACGCTATCATAAGAGAATGCAGCGCCATACCCTACGAAACAACCTACAACTTCTACACGCTCGGCTATCCCGAAGGCGACCCCCACAAAGTCAAAGACGCCGCAGCAAACGCCGAACAGACACCATCGAGCCTCGCCTGGACTGAACTCAGCGCAGCAAACTACGCAAAAATCTGGAGCAACGACGACATATTCCACACCAAAGCAACATCGACAGCAACACAGTACCCACAGATGCTTTTCCGCTTCAAAATCGGCAAAAAGGAAAACTACGACCTGCAGCCCCTGGCAACCTGCGTCAAGCAAATCGTCCTAACCTTTGTCGGCTACGGTCTCGCTGCAGCTGGCAACGGCGTCACCTTCAAAGTCTGGAACAAGACAACCGAGGCATGGACAAACACCCAAACAGGCACGGGAAGCTCAAAAGAAACGCTCACAATTACGCTCACGTCGGGCTTAACCGACTACATCGACTCAGACGGGTACTGCTGGGTACTCGCCAGAACAACAAACCCCAGCGCTGGAGCTGCAACGACGCTCTACTGCGACTTTGTCCAATGCGTAATTCAGGTCAAAGGTCTCAGCTTCATAGACGTCGTCAGCTACCAAAACTCAGACGTCCTCGACGTCAAGCCCTACCTCTACAAAGTAGAATTTATGCTCAAGGGCTGGCTATTTGAGGACATAACTTTAAGGTAACAGGTGAAAAGAATGGTTGAAACCTACGGAGTAGACCAAGAACGCATCTACTACATCCTCGAGTCAGTAAAAGGCACAACACCCGCAAATCCGGCAATGCTAAGCGTACCCCATGAATCAATAGACCCGGGCATGGACGTCGGAAACATCGCCCTGCGAGCAGGAGGCAACTTTGACGTTGTAGCCCTCAAAAAAGGCACAAGAAACCCAACGCTAAAAGTGACCTATCCGCTCCCCTCAGCTGCACCCATCGAGCTTCTACAGCATGCCAAGCGAGATATAGACAGCACTCTAAGTGTCCAAGTGCTCTATCACAAGGGCGTCTTCGCAACAGCAACAGACATCATAAGCCTGCTCTACACTTACATGCGTATAAGCAAAGCATCCGTCAGCTGCGAGATCGACGACGTCGTCAGGGCAACACTTGAGATGGTTGGGCAGCAAATGGCTACAGGTACAGCAAAGATCGCCGGAGCAACCTACACAGACCACGTAGGAGCCGTCGCATTCAATGAGAGCTCAGTAACTATCGCAGGCGCAGCAAGTGACCAAGTTGTCGGCTGGAAATTTGACATACTCAACAACCCAAGGCAAGTGCCCGTTATCCGTACCGGCGCCAGTGCAGTGCTCGCAAAATACGTTCCTTTCGGCAAGCGCCAACTAACAGGGGAGATCAAGTTTGAATTCGAAAGCAAGGCACAAATGGACGTCATGCTGGCAGATACAGCGCAAGACATCGCCTTCGGATTAGGCACAGGGACAGCAACTTTCACAGGGTGCAAGTGGGCAAACATCCATCACGAGAAATGGCTCGACGACCTAGTGGCAGTGACAGCGCAGTTTGAAGCAACAGGTCTCACTATCGCATAGTTGATGTGTGAGACTTTAAAAACCTACGCTGAAATATCCATGTAGCAGGTGAATGAATTGGAAACCCAAAAAATCCACATCGATAAGCGTTTTGGCAGCCAATATGAGGGAGACTACGAGTTTAAGCAAATTACCCAGGGTGAATATGAGCGTGTGCTCGTCAGCTACATGGATGCAGGCGGCAAAGTACCCAAGCAAGATATTCTCAAAGTCAACCGAGAATGCCTGCTGCTCTCGATCGCAAGCCAGCCCGCCTCAAAGCCTCTGAACAAAGATATCGTTGTGCAAGGGCGTCTCCCCTATGGGCTTAGTCTCAAGCTGCAGGAAGCCTACGACAAAGTTAACGGCATAGAGATGGATGAGCAGCGTTTTTTATCCTCGCCATCCGAAGAAAACAGCCCCACGCACGCCTAACCAAATTTGTTCTCTGCAAAGAATTCGGGTGGTCAGAAGCTGACTACAATCGCACTAGCCGCAAGACTATAATCGAGTTTTCCATAATTATGCAGCAGCTCGATGAGATGGCTAAAGAGGAAGCCAAAAAAGCAGAATTGGAGAGTAAAAAACGTGTCCGTCGATATTGAGTTTGACGTGCAGGGCGTCGATGAATTTGTCCAGGCAATGCAGAAACTCGACGTTGCAATCCAAGAACAGGTCCGTGCCTGGCTCTACGATTGGGCAATGCGGCTAGCCGCTCAAGCTGCTAAAAACGCTCCTGTTCGCACGGGTTATCTGCGAAGCACCGTTTATGCAGAGGTTAAAGAGTGGGTTGCTGAAGTTGGCGCCAGGGCGACGTATGCCTATTTTGTTGAGATGGGCACCCGGTATATGGCTGCTCAGTCTTTTCTGTACCCTGCAGTGCAGGAGTACCTGCCTGAGCTAGAGGCAAATATTATAGGTGCAATCAACCAAGCTAAATCCAGTGCAGGCCTATGAGTTTAAGAGAAGTTGTCCTAACCGTTCGAGCCGTTAACCGAGCGAGCACTCAGTTCTCAAAAATCCAAACTGACGCCGAAGCTATGACAGCACGCATAAAAAGTTTTGGAGCTGCCCTAGCAGGCATTGGAGCTGCAGGTGCCTCTATCGGCTACGTTGCTAACATGTTTGGGCTCCTAAATGATGAGCAAGCCAAAGTGTTCCAGGGTACGATGATGCTGATTTCCGTTGTCGGTGTCCTGCTAAGAACAGAAATGGGGTTGGCAGCTGCTCATAAAATCTATGCTGCAGCATGCGCTTTTGCCACTGCAGTTCAAAATGCCCTCAACATTAGCTACGCAACATTTTTGGCATTGACCGGCGTGGGCATCGCTGTTATTGCAGCTGCTGCAGTTGCCATGTATGCCTTCGCAAGCAGCATGGACACAGCGACATCAAGCGTGCAAAACTTCAATAGCGCAACAGCTGAAACTCCCGCACGTGTAAAAGGCATAACTCGAGCAGGCGACGCCGAGCTACTACGTCGGGGGATTGAGTAAATGCCCGAGCCTGCAGCCCCAAGCGTCGCCCTCGTTTTTGGCGCCGTAACCCCTCCCCAGGCAGACCTCATCGAGCTTATGGTCCACGTCGGCTGCAGCAAAGAAGTCGGCAGCTACGAAGTAACCCTCCAGAACTGGAACTCCAAGTACAGCCCAAGCGGAACCTACCCCATCTCAGTAGGCATGGACGGCTCAATTAGCCTAGGCAGGACGCCAAACACCCCCCTGCTCATGACGCTGCGAGTGGAAAACGTCAAGTACCAAAGCACCCCAACAGAAAACTACGTCATTATATCTGGGCGCTGCTGGGGCGAACGACTTTTCCGCAGGACAGTAACAGCCGTCTATACAGGCATGAAAGGCGAAGAAATCGTCAAAGACTTAATGGACTACTACGCAGGGCTCAGCCACACCAGGGCAGCCGTTGAGCTCGTCGAGAACACAGACACAACCTACTCAGAACTCGAATACCAGGACAGCCCCGTTTGGGACATCCTCAAATATGTCGCCGAGTCAGCCGACGACGGCGGAGTTATTGGCTTTGATTTTAGGGTCGCACCGGACGGCAAATTCGAGTTTTTCCCCAAAAACAGCAAGACAAACGCCACCGTCATAGTCGAAAACATCGACGACGTCGCCGAGTATGAAAAAGACATCTCCCGAGTACGCAACAAAATCACCGTTTACGGGCTAGCTGACAAAAGTATCCCTGCAGGAAAAGTCGCCTGGACTCGCAGCCTAACACCAACAGAGGGAACCTGGACAGCAAGCGCTGGCGCCGTCAGCATCGACGCCACAGGAGCACCTGACGGGGGCGCCTGCGTCAAACTCTACGCCCAAAACAACTACTACGGCAGCGCCAGCTTTACCCTAAACGCTGGCAGCCTGCTAAACTGTGAACTATATCCTATCCTGGCGTGCATGTTCAAAGTAGAGGACGACTACGGCGGAACGGGGCAAATAATCCTCTACGACAACACCTACAAAACAGCCTCCAAACGAGTATCCATCACGCCCGACTCCAGCTGGCAAACCTTCGAAACAGGCGTCGGCTCCGCCTACGCCAATCAATTTGACTGGGTCTCTGACGGCTTCGACTGGACTCAAATCCTGGTCGTGCGCATAGCATTCTACTTCCCAGGCGTCGGCACGGGCAGCTTTTGGATTCATCAGCTCTACATCGGAGGGCGCCGCTACTACGCCGTCGAAGAGGACGCAGCAAGCCAAGCAGCATTCGGGCTCAGAGAATACGTCGAAGTAGACGAGGAACTCTGGAGCGACGGCGAATGCACACGCAGGGCAGCTTCTCTCCTGGCAACACTCAAAGACCCAGCCGAACACATCCACCTAGTAAGCACAATCCTGGACTACGGCACCGACCCCATCCTTGCAGGCGACGTCGTTCACGTGGAGCTCCCAAACGAAAACGTCGATGCAGACTTCCGAGTCGAAAGCGCCGAGTACCGCATACCCAAAGAAACACCCACAGACCTAGAAATCACCCTGGAGCTAGGCAGAGAAAACCCAAAACTCGCCGACTTCATGTATGGCCTGCGCTGCCACTCTCCAAACGTCGAAAAACTTAGCAGAACCAAGCTGGGCAAACGAGGCGTCCCCGTCTCATCTGGCGGCGGAGGCGGCGGAACTGGTAGCTCCATTTTCTACAGTAACGTAGAGATTGAAAAAACCGCTCCGGTGCTAAACCTGCTCACAAGCCGTACGCTCAAATCTGCCTTTGGACACGACGGCGCCAATACGTTTGTGGTCGCTTACGCAGGGGACTTAATCGCCTACTCAGCAAACCATCTTATCCGCCCAATCACAGACGGAAGCGATGACCTAGGCAACGGATCTTTCCGTTTCGGCTCAGCCTACCTCAAAAACAACCTCTATGTGGCAGGCTGGGAAGTCATAGCAAACACGGGCAGAATCAACATGTGGTCAATGCCACGCGATACATCAGGCTTGGTGCTGGAAGCCCAGGGCGCAGGTAACTATCCGATGTATGTTAACCCGAATGGGCGCTATGTCCCCGCCGCTCATACTCACGAAAGTCTAGTGCGTGGCAGCAATTATGTGGAGCTTGACTCTGCATATGCTGTCGCCAATTTTTATACAAGTTCAACTCTCAAGGGCGCTGTGGGTCATGATGGAGCAAACTTTTTCGTGGTAGCCTACGACGGCAGCCTCGTCATTTACTCTGCAACCGGCAAAGTTCTCCCCAACTCAGACGGCGGCCAGGACTTGGGCGACACTTCCATCTCTAAGCGGTTTGGGGCGTTGCATCTCAAAAACGGCATCACCGTCGCCGGCATAGCAACAGTCGATAACAATGGGCGTCTCCAGCTAGCCGGAATGACCCGGGGTACCTCTGGCTATGTTTTGGAATCTCAGGGATCAGGCGCTGACCCGATGTATGTTGACCCTAATGGTAGATATGCTCCGGCACTTCACCCAAGTGGGCATGCTAACCTCTACCCATCTGGAGGCGCTGACACCGGGCAAGTGGGCAACACGACCACTTATTGGAACGTTATCGGCACTAACAGCATGTGGTATAAGGCAATGGGTACCTTCGCATGCGAGCGTGCCCTAAGCGACAAACTTGTTGACCGCAAAATCCAAAGCAGAGAGCTAGCCGAGGAAATCCTCACTCATGAAACAACCAAAAGCTGGCGCCATATGCCCTATGACCTCAAAGACAAAACCGGCAAAAACATCCTCTGCACCTGCGGCAAATCTGCAGCTGAGCCCTGCCCGGAGCACCGCAAGGAATGGGAAGACCGGCATATCGTTAACACGAGCGCTCAGCTTGAAGCTGCAGCGTTGTTGGTCCTGGAGCTCAGCGCTGACGTCAGACGCCTCTCAGCTGAAAACGCAGGCCTGCAAGAGGAAATCCGGCAAATAAGACAAGACATAAAAATGATCGCTGCAGGTAAATTGGCTGAGACGTCGGCAGCTGCCTAAACACCTCACAGCTGCAGGGCGTCTCCCCTTCTCGATATGGCAAGTTTTAAAACAGCTTAAAGCCAACCTGCTAAGCGAGGCAAAAACTTGAACGAATTTAGCCTAATATATGCCCTGGCAGCTATTTTGGGCACTGCACTTTCTGCGTACCTCGGATGGCCTGACGCTGAAGCGTTCAACTCTAATAAGTTCTGCAAATCTATTCTCAGAGCTTCTCCTGCTGCAGTTCTCGCAGTCATCGGCTTACCTGCTGCAGTCCTGGACTGGTATACGGTGCTCTATATCGTGTTTGCTGGAGTTGGCGGTGCAGGGTTTGACGTCATCCTCAAGCGTGCTGCTGAAAAACCCCCGGCGCCAACGTAGCGCCTCCCCTTTTTTTGGTGCCTAATATATTTTATTAATCTAATTCTGGAATACTAACTGCATTTTGGTTTCTACATGTAGAAAAGTAAAACTGAAGTAAAACTTTTAAAGCCAATTGGGTATACTAAAGGACAGCGAAAATGAAGCTGGCTAAGCTCTAACGCTAAGGTGGCTAGGCGTAGACTCCTGTCTACTAGGTTTAGCCTCTCAGCTCGCATGACAGCTGAGATAAACTTTACCGTTAGTTAAAAACGCTCAAGGCGTCTGCAGGAGCGCCCAGCGCTAAACTTAGCGATAAAACGCTTCAAGGCGTCAAGAAAGTAGCCCTAGGCTGGCTCCCAGACTTTTAGCGGTGCTCTAAAAGCACAGAGCCGTAGTCAGTTACTTGCTTCAAGCTCGTGCGTGGGCATTCAGAAGTTTTTTGCTATTTACTCCTGCAAGTTGACGCCCTAGCGACGTCAACGCAGAGCGAGGTATAAAATATGGCAGCAAAAATAGACGAGCAAAACTCAAACCTCAACTCTCCTGCAGCGCCTGAAAAGGCGGTTTTTTCTGCACCAACCCTAAACTTAGGCACCCCAGACACAACCTGGGCAAAACACGGCCTACTCCAATATCCAATCGAATTCAAAGGACAAAGCTCCAGAGCAAAAGCAATCATCCGAAACAACCAAGACTTAATCGCAATCGCCGGCAACGGCTACACCCTCCTACCAAACGAAGAAGCAATCGAGATGGCAAACCAAGCCGCAAAACTCGCAGGCTTCGTACCCTTCTTTGAAAAGATGAAAGATAGCAACTGGGAAAAAGGCCGTCTTACCGGTCACATCCTCTGTAACAACAAAGAAACTCAGATGCATAGCTTCTACGTTCCCAAAGAATTCGAGCATGACCTCGATAAGAAAAGCAGCAGATCAGGCCACGAAATCTGGGGAGTCCCCGGCGATAAAGTCTATACCGGAGTAGACGTCGTCAACAGCATAGACGGCAAAAAATCCTTCGGCGTCAGCATCTTCAGTTTCCGCACGGCCTGTAAAAACGGCGTACTCTGGGGCAAACAAGCAGAAGTCGGCAGCCTAAGATTCGCTCACACGAAAAAACTTGAGAGCGTCATAGGACAACTCAAGACACTTTTCGTGCAACAAATGGATCAAGCCCGGCTACTACTCGAAGGCTACAAGCGCCTAGACCAGCGAACCCTCGTCAAAGAAGACGTCGACGCCCTAACACACATACGCCTACCCGAAAAAATCCTCCCAGAATACATCAAAGACGAAGAACAAGTCAAGCAGGAAGCCTTCAAAGACATCACCGCTTGGAAAGCCTACAACGACATAACCGCCCAAATCTGGCATAACCCCACCAACGACATCACAGCCAAAGAATTCCAATTCAACCAACTCCACAAAGCAATACCAGTCCTCACCGTTCCAACCCGGAGATAAGCGACATGCAAAGAAAACCTATACAACTCAGCTGCGGAGACTGCGGACACAGCGACATCTGCAAAATAAAACCAAACGTCGAGAGCATGCTCGCATCTCTTTTTCCAGAAAACTCGAAGACTAAGCCAGTTTGTAAACCCGAGGACTTCGCCAACATATGCACCGCTTTTATTCCCAAAAGTCAGCTAGCCGAAGTTGAACAACTTAAAGAAGCTGCAGCCCAAGAGCTTGCTGCGGAGGCAACAACAGCATGACTCTCCAAGAAAAAATCCAATTGCAACTGTCAGGCATCCCTAACTTTTTCAATACAGTGCCGCCCTATTACAAGCGAGACATTGAAACAGCCGTAATTCAAGCTTTCAAAGACTACCTAACGGAAAAAGGAAACCAATACGACCAAAAGTATGAAGAGACAAATAATGAACACTACATCGGAGCAAAATTCTCAATTCGAGAACTTTTACAGGAACTCGCAAAAACAAGTAACTGCGATAAATGCTCAGCACCCATCCCAGAAGGCAAAGAAACCAAATACGCAAACTTTACACTCTGCCCAGCCTGCGCCCAACATCTAGGCTCAAAATGCCAAAAAGGCGTAACCTACAACACCTACATCACATCAAGCGGTCAATGCGGAGTCTGCAAAGGACCCTGCAGCTGGAGCAAATAGACATGTCACAACCAACACGCAACTCAATTTATCTGCAGTTTCCAAGCGTTAAAGCCTTCATCGAGTACCTCAAAAACTACTGTAACATCTATGAGGTCGGGCTAGTTGTCCGGCGCAGCGTTCAAAACACCGCCCAAGGCATACCCTGGTCAACCTATTTTATTCGCATAACAAAACACGCCTCGAGCTACAACGAAATATTGGTCTGCGATATCCCGTTTTGGAGTGACCTCGTTGACATTGACTCAGATAAAGAGATTGACCAAAAACGTAACGAAGCTATCAAAGCAGTCAAAGATGAACTTGAAAAGGGGCTTACTCGAGTCAAAATATTTGAGGCTGAATTCTGCCCGGAGCCTGACCTATAATGGCAAAGCAAGAGCAAAGCCCTCCAAACTGCCCAGAATGCGGTGAGGCTCTCACAACTGTGCGCTGGGAGGTTGACTCAGACCTCTACCGCTGGAGCGTCAACAAATACAGTCTCAGCAGCGAAGGCGGCGGCACTACCAGGTGCCCACATTGCGACGCTGACGTAAGCGATCTATTCCCAGATGGACCGGTGAATTATTGATGCCAAGTTGTGAAGGCTGCGCCTGGCGTGTTCAATATGACGCCAAATTGATAGACTTAGAAAATGCGGTCGCAAGTTTTCCCCCCAGGCATGGAGATAGAGGTCTAGTCTATGATAGGCAAGAGGTTGACGATTGGCTTCAAAAAGTTAAGACGTTAGTGCAGAGAGAGCAGAATAGGAGATATCGATAATGTGGCCTGCAAGCGTGCCCAAGTGGCTTTTTGATCTCTGGTGGGCTGAGTTAGTAAACATTCCTGACGGTTGCCCTGCTGACCTGTTCAAGGAAGCCAGCGATATGGTTTTTCACCGTAGCATGGAGCCACAGCTAGACCGTAAAACAGGAACCTATCCCCAGATCTTCGGCATTACTGCACATGGTAAAGAAGAGATTTACGACCGAGTTAGCCAGATGGAACGGTTCATCGGCTATGTCAAGGAGGGTTCGCCGTGACTAAATGCGAGTACTGCGGTAAAGAAATCGACCCGCGCTCCGATTTCGTGCCTCTTGACGACACCCGCACTACGCGAGTACACGTAAAATGCTACCTCAAAAAGCTGTTTCCAGACGCCAAAGAAGGCGAAATTAAAGTGCCAGAAGAAAAAACAAAGTTGGAGCCCTGCGGCTGCTGCAGCAAGCTCGTTGAGGTCGCCGAAGACGTCAATAGAGAAGATGTTTACTGCACGGACTGCATGGGAGATCCCAAAGCTAAATCCACAAAAGACCGGCTGGGCTGGGCTGGTCGTCAGTTTTTTGAAGCCCGATTTCCCATTGTGCGCAATGCCCTGAGCAAAGAGGCGCATAAGCAGAAATGGGATAAGATGACCTACGAAAAGAAGGTTGCCTTCATTGGCAAAATGATTGAACAAGGAGCAATGATCTAAAAATGGTGGCTATTTCAGTTAAAGTTGTAAAACTTGATAAGAACCGTCTAACAAAGAAATTCCGTGACAGGATAATCAAAAACTTTCTCGACGTGCTAGTCCTCAAAAAGCTAGCTGAAGGCGAGCCCCAAAGCGGCTACGATCTCATCAGCTACTTCAGATCAGCAAAGGGCGTGCTGCTCTACTCAGGCGCCCTCTACTCGCTGCTCTACTCACTCGAGCATAAAGGCTTAGTGCAGGGCATCTGGATAGAACGCAAGCGAGTCTACAAGCTCACCGAATTAGGCCTGCAGACAAACAATGCCATCCAAGAGAACACCGATCAAATCAAGCTGCTTTTCAGCACCATAATAGGCTAAAGTGAAGACCTATGCCGTTGATTAAAAACCAAGTAATAGCAGATCTAGCTCGAAAAGTGCTGCAGGAGCTACCCGAGGAGCTGACGCAGCAGCTGAGCTCTGCAGAGACCAAAGAGGAAAAACTTTGCCTTTTCCCAGCTCAGCATGCACGCTTCCAAGGCAACGACATCCAGCTCATAACCTCGATACTGAGACAGCGCTTCGCAGGAGACTACATCAGCGAAGGACAGGGGCGCTTCCACTGGCTAATTAGTCTGCCATCTAAGCAGCCAGTGGCGCCTCCTGCTGCGGTACCCGTTTCCCAAACTCCAGAAGCTCAAGCGCTCGCCGATAAAAACGAAGTTCAGTATAAGACGCACCAAAATGAGCAGGCAGTCAAAGAGGCTGCTGCAGCTCCAGAATCCCCAAAGCCAGCGCCAAATGACGCTAACCCCGAGAAACCCAAAGAGGCGCCGCCCAAGCAGCCTAGCCCGCTCAAAGTATTCCAGGAACGCTACTGCAGCACTTGCGACGACCAAAGCGAAGGATGTACACCGGAAAACTCTACAGGCCGAGAAAAGATGCAGCGATGCTTCAATGTTTTGCAGCTGCTATTTCTGGGCGATATCCGAGAGAACCTGCTAAAGCTCAAGTCGTTTAACAGATATCCCCCGGGAGGGCGCAGCGGCAGCTGCTCTCA